AGCAAGAGGGCATCAGCACCAGGATGCTTGAGGCAAAATTGAGCCGGTTACAGCAGCAGCTTGCTACCCAATCAATGCAGTTGGTTTTGGTTTCCGTGTCTCGCATAACCGTAAGCCCCTGCCCAAAACAACGCCGCCGCCGTTGCCATGATTCGGTAGAGCAGCTGGGGCTGACGTTGCTAGCGGGATAGCGCGATAAGTGTCGCAACCAGACTGAGAGCTAGGCCTTTTCAACTTCAGATCAAGATGAGTGAGCAAGAAATTTTGGAACCTGTTCAACCTGCAATCGAACTAATCCAAGGGCCAACGGGACCAATTTGGCAGGTATCAGGTGCAGGTTTCAGTAGCTCCCACCAGCAACTGTGGCAGGCCTTGTTGCGGTTTGATTGTGCGCTGATAGGCAAAGGGTTACTGCCGTGTCAGTTTTACTCTGGGCTTGCCAAGCTGCCTTAAGCAACGATGCACCACCCTGAGCTGGGTCCATCAGGCATCCAGCGGGGCTCCCAGGTGGCGTAGGGGTAAAGCAGTTTTGCTCCGCTGGTGCTGCCGTATGTCCCGGCACTCACGTTCATTGCCCCCCATGGATCGTTGACGATGTAGCCCGTTGCGTCATAGCCGATGATGCACAGCCAGTGGCCACCACCTGATGGTGACTGATAGCTCGAATGGTGAAGGAACCCAGCGGGGACAGGCTTACCAGCGTCGATCTGTTTCTTGATCAGTGCTCGATTGCCATTGGTCCTGAACTGAGCTTTTACCCCATAGTGCTGCAATGCCTTGAGCTGCACTGCTGAATTGGTTGTATCCCCAATGGTGAACACTGTTTTGAGGTACTCGTCATCGGAGTGGATCACGCCTGGCTTGAGCGTCATTAGGAGCATTGCGCAGCTAGAGCTGAAACAAGTCCGTGATGCGTCGCGGTAGTTATCGCGTTGGCTTTGGTAGGGCGTTGGCAGTGGGTTGCGTGATGCTTGCTTACCTGCTTGGCTCCAGGTCTTGAACCATGCCTGCTCCCGATCCAATACCCCTGCAGGGATGACAGTCTCTAGCTCGGTGATGGCCGCGAGCTGATGGGGTTCGCCTTTGAAATACTTGAACAAATCCAGCAGCCTGATCGGCGCCTTGGTCACTTGCTTGACTCCAGCTTGGTGAGCCTGTTTTCGATTTGATTGATGCGTGGGTAAAGCTCCTGGCGGTCCTGCTTGATCTCCTCGCGCATGAGCGACACTTCGGATGCAATGTGCTCCACCGCTGCAGTCAGGCGCACAACGGCGATGGCCTCGCTTCGATCCCTGCGAAGGAAACCACCAACCGAGCTGGCAATAATTCCAATCGAGGCACCTACTGTGGCGGCTATCAGCTCAATCACTTTCGTTTCTGGGAGCTAACTGCGCGAAGGACGGCGATCAGCAACTGACCCCAGCCGTTGGCCTTGATTTGCTTGATGAATGGCAATGTCTCTGAAACCGTCAGAGCCACCATCAATACGCCGCACACTGCCTGGAGTTGTTCGACCGTCATGGCTGAGGCTTGCGTTGCTTCAGGCTATGGAGCTGTGCCTACATTTTCCCCAGGGGTATTGCAGCACCATGGATCTAGGCAAGATGTTTGGCGCGGAGTTAGAGCAGGCCGCATCCCCACTGACCGGGAGGGTGGATGATGTGATCGCCAGGATCAAAAGGATTGAGATCCTGTTGGTGAGCATTGATGCAAGGCTGAAACAGCTCCAGCCACTGTTGGATCTGCTAAAGAAATTCAGGTTGCTTTAGCGATCCTGCCCGTCTAAATTCCCCGCTGATCCTTAGCCATTAGTGCCATCAGAGCCAAGCGTCACGGTCAAGTTGACGTAGCCACCTCTTAGGTGCTTCTCCTCAGGGGCCTCGATGTAGCGCCATTGCATGTTGCTGGGGGCAAGATTGGTTGAGGTGCTGTGGCCTGCCCAAATGATTGCTGGCAGCAGGAAGCTGCGGTATCCACCGCCTTGCTCTTGAAAGTGATTGCGGATCAGCGTTGCCTCTGCGTCGCTGAGGTATTCGTAGCTAAGTGTCAGCTCTTGATTCGTGGCGGTGGTTCCATGCCTAAAGCGGACAATTCCTGCGCTGATGCTCGGTTCTTCACTCAACGGGAACAAGCCAAAGTCATACGACCTGACGGCGGGCTCCAGCGCAGGGAAGGTGGCCATCAGTTCTGCAGTGTGATGGTGCTGGCCGCTACAGAGAAGGTCCCGGCGCTGCTAACTACGTCGCTGCCAAAATCGTTGTATGCAACCAGCTCATCAGCGCTCGAGGCACCACCACGGGACTTGTAGTAAACGCAGCCGCGCGCAGTGATGGTGCTGGTAGCCCAGGAGACGGCGCCAAACTGAATCGTCACTCTGTCGTTGGCCGTGTCCTTGGTGACGGTGACGGTTGATGTGGCACCGCCTGCGGTGTAGCCAGTGCCAGTGGCTTCGTTGGTTACGTCATCACGTTTATCGTGCACATCTTTATTAGGCGCATAGGTGGAGGTCACCAGCATCGCCTTGAAGGTATTGGAGTCAAAGTCGATATTGTTCCGTGCCATGTCGTCAATGGCTGAATTGAAAATCAGGGACGCCATAATCCTTTGCCGGTTCTGGCTTCAGGCTATGGATGGTATTTGTTACGCCCCAGAGGTTAGACCTTTGGTCAATGATCCAGTGCATAAAAAATTAAGCCTGCCTAAACCACACTGGCCACGCCTGCTGCAAAGGTCATGGTGATTGATCGCACCATCGGGGGCACTGTTGTGATTGATGCTCCAATGCTGAACTCAGCGCCATTGATATTGGCGCCTTCTGGCGGGATGGTCACCAGCTCAACGGATACGTCATGGCGTCCGCAGCCAACGTCCGTCACCTGGGGCTGGCTGGCATAGATCCAGCTGTAGCCAGTAGGCGTGAAACTGGCTGGGGTGCTCATTCCACTGAGCAGACCATTAGGGATAGCAAAGCTGGTGAACCGCCCCTGCTGGCCCAGGTAGTGGGTGCGGATGTTAAGCATCTGCGCCTCGGTAAGACCCAGAAACGTCAGGCGTAAACGCTGATCGAGCACCACGTTGCTGGTCCGCACGCGGGTTTGCAGGCCTTCAAGCGTGCCAATCTCCGAGTGCGGGTGCCTGCCAGGCGTGAAGCTGCGGCTTGATGGGGTGAGAGTAGGGAAGGTAGCCATCAGTCAAACCGCAAATTATTAGCCGATGTTGCATCTAATGCAGTCGTGCTGAATGAGAATGTAGTTGAGACATTGCCAAAACCAACAGTAGACGAACCTGCCTGGGTCCGCAAGCCTCTCCAAGCCACCGTGCCAGAAGGTGAACTTCCTCGACTCAGTAGCTCGATTGAATAGCCACTATTCAATCCGCAAACTACTTGCCCAAATCGTATCATTCGCATCCCCTGGATTCCGTAGAATGTGCCAACTACAACCGGCAAAGTCCCCGTGGTGGTGGTTGTGGCTGCAGCGCAACCTGATGCCAGCTTATACGCTTCTGTGACTTGAGCAGTTCTACTGACCGTCGTTGCACCAGTGGGGCTGTAGGAACCCGAGGCAGCAACCGTTTCAAGTCCTGGCTTAGGAGAATTAGGCGCAATAGTAGGCGTTGCCGCGGTTGGGATAGGCTCTCCGTAGCCGGTAGGCGATGAAGGCTCTGGGCATTCAATTTCAGCATAAACGCTATAATTAATATCGTTTATAACCATTGTATAAGTTGAAGTTGCCTGCGCCACAATCACCCTGCCGCTTGGTGCTGATGGATCATTTCTGTAGAATGTAACTCGCCCGCCTTCGCAGATTGCAGGTGCTGTCAACGTGTCGCCAACCTCTGGATTTGCAATGTCGCCATTGCTGGTGAGTGATGCGCTGGGGTCTGGTATTTGGTTGTTTAAACCATCGTCAGGGTTATCTACCGGAGGATCATCGAGTTCTGATTCCTCAATGGAATCAAAGTCAGATCCATAATCAGGGAAGAAATCATCTGTAAACGTTTCTTCAGGCACGCTGGTATCGCCTGAAGAGTTCACGTCACAGGTCACTCCTGTCAACCCAGTAGGCAACAGCAAGCCGCTCCCTACTGCCGCAGCAACTTCCTGTGCAACTACGCTTGCAAGACTTGCATCAACCGGAAAATGCGTCAGCTCGAGCTGCACCTCGCCAGTGATTGATTTGCCGATCCGATCCACCTCGTACAGATAATCATGCAGGCTAGTAGGACCAGTTGATGCCACACGCTCAAGGCGC